GGCAAGGTTGGTTATGTTCCAGGTACCTGATTGGTTGGCAGATATTGTACCCGATACAGGCGAAGTAACCCCCGATGGGTCAACAAGCATACGCCCTGTGAGCGGGTTAACCTGCGCTAAACCGATAGTACGGGTTAGTGTGTGTATAGCCATCCGCATGGCTTCAATAGCTTGCATTAACTCCTGTGTTGCGGTAACGGGCAGAGGGTTGTTATCAGCCGTTTCATGGGCGATACCATCTGCCCCATGTATCATTTTCACCTTCTGATACAGAATGCCGCCTATATCGTCTGCTGCGATTGTGGCACCTACGCCCGGTGTATATCCTACGTTATCTGCCATTATTGAAGTGTTAAGAGTCCATTAACTTGGTCAAAATCAACCGTTAAAGATTCACCGGAAAGTAAGGTTATGCTGCTTCCATAATCGAAAAACCCAATAAGCGGCCCACCTGCTGCGGTAGAGTTGTACACTACCACGTACCGGAATGGCCCTGTGCTACCGCCTGTGGATGTAAGGGTAGTGTCCGATACCACTAATTTATAAAGCCCTCCGGTCTGCGAAGATGCGGTAGTTGTAAGGTTACGGGTAGAAAGGTTAGTATAGGTAATCTCCGTAATATTTGCAAGTAGGCTATTACCTGCCACCGGAGCAGTATTGGTGAGCGCAATGGTTAGTTGGTCAGAGCCGAGGTTATGCACCTTCTCTGCGACTGCTTCCACAAACGAATCGAATTTATTAAATACTGCCATGATTTATAATTGTAGTGTAAAATTACATCAATTCCTTTAGCAAAATTGCCGCCCCGACTTGCTTACTCACTGCATCCGGATTGTACTTGCCATCCGCTACGAACTTGCCCTTATCGTAATGGTCGCTATAACTCCAGAGGTAAGGAGTAGCAACCGACCGCTTCCGGTACCCAAATCCGTTATTAGCTTCAAAACGATACAACATATCTTGCACGCCCCAGTCTTGCCATTTGTGCCAATTCTTTAAGCGAAACCAATCTTCTGCTGATTCCTCCCAAGTGTAAGACTTACCGAATTGCGGAGGGAGTAATGGCCGGCCTGCAGGTACTTGCCAGGTGCGGGCGGTTAACGGATCGCCATTGTGGATATGCTTTGAGAAATTGCAACTACCTTCTAAGTAGTGAACTATCCCCAGTGCATACCAAGGGCATTTGAGATTGAGTTTTGCAGTAACGGATAAGTAACGCTGCTTGCCCTTGTTGATTAGTGCAACGGCTTTAGCTATTTCGGCTGCTTTATCTTCATCGACTTGCATCGAATCAAACATTGCCTTGTACTCAATTAAAGAAACGATAGGTTTTACGGATGCCATAGATTATAATTATTACAATACCTCCGATTATAATTCCGATAAAGGGTATTCTGTTTGATTTCTTACTGCTTGTTGATTCTACTTTGCTAAGTGCCTGCGTATTACTCACGCTGCCCGATAAACTATCCTTTATAATGCCATTTAACGTATTTGTTCGTTGCTGATATGCATTGGTGTAAATTATCCGTTGGCGTAATACAGGCACATCTTTATACACGGTATCATACAATTCGATAGTCTTTGTATTAAATTCCTGTAGTTCGGTTATCACACGTGAAGTATCAATAACCTTTAAATGCACGGTATCACGTACATAGATAGTGAGCGTTTGTTCCTGCGTAGTGGTTTGAGATTTCTTTACACTATTGCATGATGTCATAATCAGTACGAATAGCAAAACCATTGCAAGTAACCACCACTTTACCCAACTGTCCGAATTATTCGGACTTTTCATCTGTAGATACATATTGTTCGCCATTTGCAAGTATTGCGGAAAATACCTCTAATAATGTAGGAAGAAAAGCTATTACCGTAGCCACGCTTGCCATTTGATGGTCAGTTAGTTTAAATATCTGAAATACCGCAAGTACGGTAGGCCCGGATAGTAAACCGATAACCCTCTTTGATTTGCGATACCATTTCGGGGCGGGATAGTTTACGTTAGTCAGCCCGATGCTTGTCTTTGCCATGCTTAAACTTTTGTATGTTAACAATGATAGTAACGATTGCCGATAGTATTGTGCAGTAGGTAGCTACCTGCGAGGCGGTAACGTGTGCAAATAACCACAATGACATTGTTAAAAGTAACCCACGTACCGAAGTACTATCAACGTGTTGCTCCATTGTTAACGCTTTATTAATTTATAAAAATTTAAAATGTAATCATCTATGAGGGTATTATCCGTTCCCCATTGCTGTACGATATGTGCAGGGATAGGCACGTTACCATCTGTAACCTTGCGCCCTCTCTTGTCATAGGCTACCACGTAGGTATTGCAGCCCTGTGCGGTATCTCTACCGAGTCCGAATACTACCCACGTAATTTGTGTGATAGTGTCTTTGGTAAGGCGGTTAAATTCAACTGCTTTGACTTGTATTGCAGAGGGGATAGTGTCTGTTTGCACTTGCACCGGTGCGGTTGTTGATAGTGCGATTGCGGTAATGAGGGTAGTTATCATATTACAAAGTTATTAGAATTTAGCGATTATTTTCCAGTTCGTACCATCCGACATTATTTGCACGGTGGCGTATTGTACGGATAGTGAATAAGTAGCAGCCCCATCAATAGTTTCGGATGCGTTGCCATCAACGGTTATCGTACCCGCTCCACTATTCTTAATAATTAGTATTCTACCTGTGCGACCCGAAGATGCAGGGAGTGTAACGGTAAAAGTTCCGGAAGTACAATCAATAACATAGTCATCATTCGTGGCGGTGTATGCACCTGTTTTGGTAACGTAGGCTTGTTTGAATCCGATACCGGATATTGAACCGTTTACTTGTAACTCATCCACTCCGTTATCGGTGTTGGTGTTTATTAATGTTGTACCTGCAACAGATAGTTTTGCATTGGCAGCAGTATTATCACCTATTCTTACATTTGTATTTGAGCCTGTCATATAAAAACCGACTCCTGCCTCTGATGCTATTTGAATTTTTCTTGATGCGCCTGATGACTGAAATGAAAATGTTTCTGCTGTTTCGCTATAATAAAACAATCCCCTTGTTGCTCCATTATGCTGCCATGTTAACCTCGTTTGATCCGCAGGGCTTCCACTATTAGTTGTATTTATAACAATTCCCTTTTCATTACCGGATGTTACCACTAACCCATTAACTGAACCGGATGCTGATGAACCAGAGTAGATTGTCTTACCTACTGTTAATTCGTTTGTTATGGTACCATTATTCGTAACCGATAAATTCTGTGCCGTTGCAAGTGTGCTAACACTCATACTCCCACTCACCTGCAATTTATCAACTCCGTTATCGGTGTTGGTGTTTATTAGGGTTGTTCCGGATACTGATAGTTTCGTAGCGGGGGCGGTGTAGCCGATACCGACATTACCCGACCCGTTTATTCGTAAGTGTTCTGCACCATTAATACCTGCACCTGTCATTGTTAAAATACTACCTCTTAGCGAAAGTTCAGAAGATGAAGTAGCTACCGAATCTGTTGCCGCTATGATAGCCGAAGTACCTGCATTTGTAAACACAACTGCACTACCTCCCGATGTAACGTGTAAGCGATAAATTGGATTTGTTTGGTTAATGCCTACACTTGTACCATTATCGGTTATCTGTGAGTTACCGAGTGTTGTACTTGCGGTGAACTTAGGCACATAATTCGTTGTACCACTCCCCCCAATCGTACCACCGCTACCAACCTTCACCCATGTACGCTTGTACTTAATATACAGGGAAGAATCAGCCGGCCTTATCAATATCTGCGAACTATCAGCCGCAACTCCGGCAGCCGTATCCTTAGTAGGAATACCCAACCCATTAACGTAACGTACTTTACTACCTGTTTGCTGCCATTGAGCGGATGCTGATAGCGAACAGAGAGTAAGGGTAATTAATAATAATCTTTGTAACATAGTATAGGTTTATTGAACTAAAATAATAATTTTTTCCCCTGTAAAGAATGGTACTCCGGCATCAACTTCGAGTGTACCACTTGAGATAGTCCACTTCGCCCCTGTACCCGGTGTACCCGAATACACAATGGTCTCAAACGATGTACCGCCACGTGAACCATAGAGCATAGTTTTACCCGCCCCGCCCGGTATAACGATGGAAGTTTCCCCACCCCCGGCAGTATATTGCAGCACCTGCGTAGTAGTTCCGCTAATAACAACCCCTGTAGGCGTTATGGTTGTGCCTGCTAATGAGTACGCCCCTGTACCTTGATAGTTTACCTGGTAGGTGCTTATATCCTTATTATTGCCCTGTAATGAGATTGATTGCAGCCATACTAAGCCCGATACGATAACCAACCCTCCGGCAGTACCGTTATCAATAACAAACTTGAACGATACTATCTCCCTTGCAAGTTGACTATTGAGCATAAACAGGTATGAATAGTCATCCAACACAACCAACCCATCGCAGGATATACTCCACGAAGCCACATCCGGGCGGGATTCTTTGAACCATGCAGAAGCAATGCCTGTGGTTTCCATCTCGTTTACGTTCACGCTAAAGGTGCAATTCCTTGCACACGCAATTAACGTGTCAGTCATTGCTATTGAGTTGTAGCGGTATATGTTTAGCTTTTGGCCTGTTACGGGTGTCATATTATTAGCATTGTGCGCCTTGTTCTAAATCGGTGCCTGTTAAAGTAAATGGTGTACCCTGTGCGCATACAAACTGCCCAGGTGTTAATGTTGCAGCCGGGTAAGAAGTTCCATCACACGCCACGTAATCTCCTAACCAGTTGGCTGCTGAATTATTGTACCAATTAAAGCAGGGTGTAGGCGGTGTAGGTGGTATAGAACTTACTAACGTGTAGGGCAAATTAGTATTAGATACCTCTAATGCAGTACCGGATATTGTGTTGTTAACGTAATCTAATGTGCAACTGCTATACGTAAACCTTGCAGTATTTATGCTAATTACGGATGTTGGGTCTTCGACTC